GTACACCGCGGATGGCATCGTTCTTAGTCCGATTGATTGGGCTGGCATTGAGCTTACGAAAGATGCGCAGAACGGCTACATTTTTGCGAATCCCCACGGTATAACTGCGCCTAGTATGTGGGGTCGACCAGTGGTTGGTACTCAAGCGATGGATGCAGGTGATTTCCTTGTAGGTGCTTTCAAATTGGCTGCACAGGTGTGGGATCGTGAAGAAGCCACGGTTACTGTATCCAGTGAAGACCGTGATAACTTTGTGAAGAACATGGTCACGATTCTCGCCGAAGAACGTGTTGGTTTGACTGTGTATCGCCCTGAGGCTTTCATCAAAGGCGAGTTCGAATTAGCGAGCGCTTAATCGTGTTAGCTAGAAACGAGGCGGCCTAGGCCGCCTTTTTTAATTCCCAAAATCGGACTATCACAATGTCAAATTACAAAGCTAATCACGGTTTTGACGATGATCGGTTGGGCAGAGTCAAGCGTGATCAACCGCTAGATCTAACCGAGCAGCAAGCAAAGCCATATGAGCGTGCAGGTTTAATTCGCCAAGTAGTTTTTTCAGGTGGAATTGTTAACGAACAAAACCCTATTCCGGCCGCTGGCACAGTGCAATCTGCATTGCCAGCGGCCCAAGCCTCACAGCCGACGACTGCAACAAAGCCAAAGCGTGGGCGCAAGCCGAAAGCGGCAGAGCCGTCTTCGTCGTAAATACAACGTTCACGTTGTGCCCTTGGGCAGACGTGCTGTATGCAATGGATCGTGTGTGGTGGGATAAATATTTCGTGCGAGCGAAAAAGGAATTTAAGGGCGCGATGTTCAGTTGTGTGGGCGGTTGTTATTCCGTCATTCATGCGCCAGTGCGCCACTACCACAATAGTGGTGCAGGTGTGATTGCGCTTGCTGCATTTCTCGGTGTTAAGCGAGTGATTATGTTGGGTTATGACATGCAGCATACCGATGGCAAAAAGCATTGGCACGGTGACCACCCTAAAGGGTTGGCCAACGCGGGCAAGGTCGCTTCATGGCCAGCGCGTTTTCGTGAGCTAAAAGCTTCTCACCCTGGAGTGGAAATTATTAATTGCTCGCGTGTATCAGCATTAACCTGTTTTGATCGAGCGGATTTGGAGCAAGTACTGTGCGCGCCGTAGTGGTAGGTAGTGGCCAAAGTGCGAAGGGGTTTATTCCGCCTGCTGGCGTGGTGGTGATTGCGGTCAATGGTGCAATCGATTGGCTTGTGCGTGCCAATCATTTTTTTACGCTTGATCCAAGTGCAGAAAATCTACACCGTTTAAATCACCAGCGCATCGGGGTGCAGTACCACTATGCGTATTCACAGTTGCTTAACTTGCGGCCGGGTGTTCACGCTGAATATTACCAACGCATTACTGGAAAGCCTTTTGAAAACCCGGTGTCGAATTCGCCGCAATGGTGGGCTAACCGGCTTGGGTGCAAATTAGGGTTAAGTAAACGGGTTGGGCAAATACACACGGGTAATAGTGCATGGGGTGCGCTCGGCCTTGCGTTGCATTTAGGTGCAGAAAAAGTGGCGTTGGTAGGGGTGGATGCAAATGCGTCGCCCCGCATTGGTGGTGGCTATTCACGGGAGCTGTGCCACTTGCCGCTGTTGTTTGAATCGGCCATAGGGCAAATTAATTTTATCAACTGTGGTGCAATGCAAAGTGCTGTTCCAACAAAAAATCTACGCGATGGGATGGAGTGGTTATGCAATTAGCGTGTGTGCTTCGTTCGGGTGGAGAGTACACGCCTGATCATGTGCGTATGTTGGCAGATAGTGTGCTTGCAAATAATGACCTGCAAATCGTTTGTTTGAGCGATATTAGTTTCAAATGCCCTGGGGTAGAAGTTCGCCCGCTGCAACACAAGTGGCCCACCTGGTGGAGCAAAATTGAATTGTTCCGCGAATTTTTGGGGCCAACGTTGTATCTGGATTTGGACACCGTTGTTATTGGTGAGCTGCCACCCATTGGAAAAGATTTTACGATGCTGCGCGATGTTTACCGCAGCAATGATTTTGGTAGCGGGGTGATGAGCTGGGCGAGTTCGCACAGCTGGCTTTACGAAAACTTTTTGCGTCAGCCGAGTTACTACATTAATCGTTACCGCACGCGCCGCAATTGGGGTGATCAAGGTTATATACGCGATTACCTTGGCATGGTGCCGCAGTTATTTGGTGATGAATACCGGAGCTATAAAGTGCATTGCATTGAGCAGGTACCTGCGGGAACCAAGGTAGTTTATTTTCACGGCAAACCAAAACCCTGGGAGGTTGAGCTGTGTCTGACATAACGTTGAGTGTTGTAAAAAAATATCTGGATGTAATCCATGATGCGGATGACGACAAGCTCCAAATGCTATTGGATGCAGCTGAGGATGAAGCGCTGCAATTTATGGATCGCCCAAACTTAACTGATTGGCGCACGTGCGCGGAAATTCGCTGCAGTGAACCTGTAAGCGAATCTGTTAGTGAAGCGGCTAGTGAAATATCCATGCCTGCATCTGTTCGTTTGGGGATTCTGATTCTAGTGCAGGCTGCGTATCAGGCGGCGCCTGGTCAGCTACGGCATGAGGCGGAGCAGCTGCGTGATATTGCAGAAAAAAAGCTCTACCCATATAGATGCGGATTGGGGGTTTAAATGCTGGCTAGTCGCTTACGCCATCGCGTTGCGTTTCAGGTGCCACAGCAAGTCACTGACAGCAATGGCTTCAATCAGGTGAGTTGGGTCACCGCAGTCGCGAACGATGTGAACATGGTGTCGGTACCAGCAGAAGTATTCACCGGTCCTGGTCGTGAGCCTATTGCTGCAAACTCCAAGCAAGCAGAAACCACTTTGCGTGTAAATCTGCGTTGGTTTCCGGGATTAAAGCAAAGCTGGCGATTAATTTGGGATGGAGATATCTACGATATTTCCAGCATTGAAACCGACGCAACCGCTCGCCGTGAATACCGCTTGCGGTGCACCGGCGGTTTAACTGATGGCCAGTGATGATATTGTTTTCAGTATGCTCGGAGTGGATGAGCTGCTGGGAAAGTTTGAGGAAATATCGTTCGATGTTCGCAAAAAGGGAGGTAGGTCCGCACTTCGAAAAGCGGCACTCGTTTTGAAATCTCGTCTTCAGGAGAATGCCGAAAAAATAGATGATCCTGAAACGGCTGAAAAAATCTCAAATAATGTCGATATCAGATTCTCAAATAGAACTTATAAAGCTAACGGTGACCTTAGGTTCCGTGTTGGGGTAATGGGTGGGTCCAATTTAAAGGCAGCGCCGGGTGCTAACGATGCATTGCCTGGTAAAGATACTCGACATTGGAGTGTGGTCGAATTTGGTACGGAGGATATGCCTGCGCAGCCATTTGCGCGTAAGGCGCTCGCTGATCACATTTCTGAAATAACCGGCACGTTTGTAGACGAATACAACAAGTCGCTGGATCGCGCAATCAAGCGCTCGCGAAAACGTAAGGCGCAAACATTATGATCCCACCTATTGTGGAGCTGGCAAAACAAAATGCGGCGCTAGTAGCGCTCATCGGTAATAACCCGTTTCGTTTTTTTGCCTTTGGTGATGCGGGTGATCAACCGCAATACCCGTATGCCACTTACCAAAACATTGCAGGAGCTCCCGAGAATTATCTTGGTGATCGGCCAGATGCGGATAGCTGGATACTGCAAGTGAACTGCTGGGCAAAAACCGAATCGCAAGTGGTCGCAGTGGCCAAGGCGATGAATGAGTCACTGGAATTGGATGCGCACATTACCGATTGGGGTGTTGCAGCCCGGGATCCTGTTACGCGTAATTATCGCTTCACATTCACGGTAGAAATAATAGATTTACGTTAAGTAGTTTTTTTACGTGTTAACCAAAGCCCGCCATTGTGCGGGCTTTTTATTTGGCTGCTGAAAAGCAAAACAGAGGGCAATACCATGAGCGTTCTTTCACAAGGCACGCATATTTTTTTCATTCATCCTAATTACGATAGTAGCGGCCCTGCGATTGTTCAGCTGCAGTGTGCCACGGCGTTTAATCCAGGCGGTGCGCCGCGCGACCAGCTGGATGATACATGCCTGGAAGATCAGGACGCACGCTCAAAAGCAGGTCTGCGTCGTCCGGGGGTTGCTACTATCGGCATTAACCCGGATCCACAATACGAAAGTCATGGCTTGCTGTATGACCTGTTCAATGGTGATGAGCAGGTGGATATTAAATTCGCGGTAGGTTGGGCGGACGGAAAGCTGCCGCCAACGCTTTCATCTGACGGGGATTTTTCACTTCCCACATCACGCACCTGGTTTGTGTTTGAAGCCTACGTTTCTGACTTCCCGTTTGACCATGCACTTAACACCATCATCGCCGGCACCATTAGCTTGCAGCGTAGCGGTGGCTCCAATTGGGTTCGCAAGGTTATACCGGCTTCGTCATAAATCGCGCAGCTCGTTAAACAATTCGTAAATTATAAATGGGTGTTGTTATGAAATTAAGTGGATTGATTGAGTTGGGTTCGGTGGCCAGTATCGGCTTTGATGACGCCGTAAAAGTGAACGTTGTTTTTGGAGAAAACAATTTTGATGTTTACGTAAAGCCGGTACCGAGTGTCGCTGATTTTGAATTTATTTATAGCGCCAAAGGTGAGGATGATTCCTACGGTGCGCGCCGTGTTAGCCGCTTCATTATGTTGGATGAACACGAGCGTATACCTTATGAATCAGCAAAGCGACTCAAGACTGAACTGCTCACCGCGCTCACTACCGCAATCAATAAAGTGCAGGGGCCAGATCAATACCAAAAAAAGAACTGACACCAGACACGGAAGTGTGGTGCCAATTGGTGATGAACGGGGTGGGTGGCAACACTATCGCCAAGGCAAAGGAAGCGATCTCATACACTGAATATTTGCAGTGGGCTGACTACATGAAGCGATACGGTTCATTGAATGTGGCGCAGCACATCGAGCGTGGTTTTGCGCTCATTGCACACACGCTGTGTGTGGCCAATAAAATCAAAACCAACGGCACTATACCGGGGCTCAAGGATTTTATGCCTCATTACCATGAGCGGGAAATTTCGCTAGAAGAAGCAATGAGGACTTGGCACTAATGGCTACTAAATCGCTAGGCACTTTAACACTGGATTTAATTGCAAAAATTGGTGGCTTCACTGCGCCTATGGATCAGGCCGCACGTAAGTCAAAGAAGGCCGCTAAAGACATTGAGGATTCAGGAAAAAAAGCAGGTTCAGCCTGGAAAAGTTTGGCTGGGATAGTGGGCGGTGCAATTGCCGGTATTTCTGTTGGTGCTGTTTTTTCACGCATGATTACAGAAACCAAAAACGCCTCAGCGGAACAGGCGCAGCTGGCAGCTGTGTTGAAATCCACCGGGCAGGCGGCGGGTTACAGCCAGAGCCAATTGAACGGCATGGCCGATGCAATGGAGGACGTTACATCAGTATCGGCTGGCGATATTACCAATGCGCAAATAGCGCTATTGGCATTCACAGGAATTGTAGGTGAGCAATTGCCTCGGGCATTGCAAGCGGCTGCGGATATGTCGGCGCGTACCGGCATGGATATTCGCTCATCAGCAGAAACAATCGGTCGCGCATTGGATGTGCCAAGTAAAGGAATGGCTGCGCTGTCTCGTCAAGGCTTCCGCTTTAGCGATGCACAAAAGGAAGTCATTAAACAGCTTGAGGCAACTGGCCGCACAGCTGAGGCGCAAGGGATAATTTTAAATGCACTTGAGGAAACCTATGGTGGTGCAGCAGTAGCTGCCCGCGGCACGCTGGGTGGCGCGTTTGAAGCGTTAAATAACACCATCGACAATTTGCTGACTGATGACAGTGGCTTGCCTGGTGTTGTGTCGGCAGTTGAGGATTTAAATACGCTGCTGGGTGATGAGGGTGTCAAAGAAGGGCTTAGCAATTTCACCGGCGGGTTGATTGGGTTCGGTAGCGCGATAGTAAGTTTTCTGGCGGGTGTTGGTAATTTCACATCCTGGGCTGGTGAAGAGCTCGCGGTAATCACGAATGGAATTAGTGATGATGATATTAAGCGCATGGAAGAAAGGCGCGATCGTTTGCAAAAAGTTGTTGAAACTATTCGGCCGGATCTAGTTGATCCTGCGGCGATAACTGAGCTTGACGAGCTTAATAAAAAAATTGGTTTGTATTATGAGGCTCGCAAAAAGGCTGCTGATGTTCCTCCACTTTCTGCTACACAAAACAACAAAAAGAAAGATGAGCCATTTGTTGAATACAATATTGAGGGCATCAATAAAGGTATCGATGGCGATATTGATTCCCGAATCAAAGCGCAGCGAGAACTAACGGCGGCTTATGAGTCTCAGGTAGTGGCATTGGAGCGCGCTAATGAGTTGAGTGCAGATGCGAGCGAGCTGGAGAAAGTTCGCTATGAAATTGCAAACGGTAATTTGGAAGGGTTGGGTCCACAACAAGCGAAGCGCCTTGAGGATCTGGCCAGTGAGCGCGATCTACAAATACAGCTGGCTGAAGAGGAAAAGAAACGTATTGAGCAACGCAAGGAATTGGAGGGTGACTTACAGTCTGTGCAGCAAGAGTTGCGAACGGAGGAGGAGTCCTACGGTGCAGCGGCAGCTGAGCGCCTCGCAGTGCTGAACGATGCGCTTGAGGCCGGAATGATTTCAGAAGAAGAATACGGAAAATTAATCGTTGCCAACACCGATAAGTTGGGCGAGCAAATCGATAAGCTGAAAGACAAAACTACAGAAATGGATGAGTTCACCAAAAACGCTGCGCGTTCGATTCAGGGGGAATTAAGTAATGCGCTGGTTGACGGTTTTGAGGGTGGTGGCGACGACATATTAAAGCGCTGGGGTAAGCTCATTCAGCGCATGATTGCAGATGCTGTGGCCGCTGACCTCACTCGCTCGTTGTTTGGGCAAGGTTCTCTTGATAATAGCGGTGGGCAAATGGGTACCGCAGATATCATCACCGGGCTTGGCGGTTTGTTCGCTGGTTTCTTTGACAGTGGTGGTGGAATCCCCGCAGGGCGCTACGGAATTGTGGGCGAGATAGGCCCTGAAATTGTTCGCGGTCCTGCAATGGTCACCGGTCGATTGGAAACTGAAAAGCAGTTGGGTGGCGGCGGTGGAATTTCAATTGGTAATATGAACTTCCCTAGTGTGACCAATGCGCAAGAAGCGCGCAAGGCAGCGGGTGCCGCGGGTCGTGAATTGCTTGCAATAATTAACGGCGCGCAGAGGTATACATAATGGCCGGTCCATTCTTGGATGAACGTATTGATTTGTGCGCGCGCTACGGTACGGGCTATTCAGAGGGTTTTAGTGTTACTCACACAGAAGATTCTGGCGGCAGTGAATACTCTAAAATTCATCACCCTTATCCAAAGCTCGAATACGAATTGAGCTTTGCTAACGGCGATCAAGACGGCCTCGCAAAACGGTTAGAAAATTTGCACAAGCGCTGCATGGGTACCTACCGATGTTTTCGTGTTAAACATTATGCGGAATGGACAACCAATGATCGAACTAAAACTCCAACAGCGCTGGATCAGCAACTAATTAATGTGGGCTCAAATAAATATCAGTTAGTTGTTTGGTATGACGATCCAAGCCCGGAAGCGCCACGTCGTTTAATAAGAAAGCCGGTGGATGACTCTGTAAAAATAGCCGTTGGCGGTGTAGTGGTAACTGTGGGTTTTACTGTGGATTACACAGACGGTACCGTGCAGTTTGAATCTACACCCGAAGGTGTCGTGACCGGCGGTTGCGAGTTTGATATTCCCATGCGCTTCGCAATGAATTATTCCGGGGTTTTTAGCAACTACAAAACGATTAGTTCTACGATCTCTGTAGTAGAAGTATTAAATCCATAGCAGTTCATACTCTAAATTAAGCCCGCTTAGTGCGGGCTTTTTTATATCTGCACGAATGGTAGGTGCTAATGAAAAAAGTAATCATGGTTGCGGGTGAGCCGTTTGAAATTAAATTCACTGTTAAAGTCGGCGATGTAGTTGCAGACTTGACCGGATGGACTGCAAAAATAGATCTGCGGTTAAGTAACCAGAACGGGAAGTTAATCGAATCATGGGTGGATGCTTCACCCGATATTTTGCGCATTGATGCAGAGGGAGTTGTACGTCTGTTGATTCCGGCTGGAAAAACAAATTCTTATAAATTCAACATTGGTTTTATGGATCTATTGCTCCTACATGTTGCCGACGGCAGACGCAGCACGACATTGCAGATTGAGCTTGATCGGGGTGTCACTCGATGAATGTTGAAATTGAAATAGATATCACTCCTAACAGTCATTCAGTGGTAAACGACTTGGTTGTCGGTCTTCCTCCGGGCGGTGTAGAAGATGACTTTCTTGGCATTGACGCAGATGGAGTGCGTGTATGGAAAAAGCCGCCAAGTGGTGGCGGAGGAACTGTTGGTCCACCCGGTAGTGATGGAGAAGACGGTGCAAGTGCGTATGAGATAGCGGTCGACAATGGGTTTGTTGGCACTGAGGCTGAATGGCTCACTAGCCTGAATGGTGCACCTGGAGCTCCGGGTGCGCCCGGTAGTGATGGAGAAGACGGTGCAAGTGCGTATGAGATAGCGGTCGACAATGGGTTTGTTGGCACTGAGGCTGAATGGCTCACTAGCCTGAATGGTGCACCTGGAGCTCCGGGTGCGCCCGGTAGTGATGGAGAAGACGGTGCAAGTGCGTATGAGATAGCGGTCGACAATGGGTTTGTTGGCACTGAGGCTGAATGGCTCACTAGCCTGAATGGTGCACCTGGAG